CGAGCTGCGGAGCGGTCCTACCGTGCCGCAGGTGAGCGCGATTTGCGCTGAACTGCTCAGGATCCGCCAAGCCCTCGAACCATGCTGAACGGCAGCCAACTCGAACAGCAACGCTCAGACATGCTTGAAGCGCTGTATCACGCGAGCGGCCGCACTTGCGGCACCTACACCGGGCTGTGGCAGGAGTTCAGCCGCGACATCGCTGCCAACTTCCGCGACACCGATTACGCCGACCTGCACGCCGCTTGCGTGCTAGCGATTGGGGAGGCCGAGAGCCATCTGGCCGATAAGCACGCGCAGCAGTGCATTCGCATCTGCCGGCAGTTTTTGCTGAGGGGCAAATGGCTTTAAGCGATCGCCGCCCCAATGGCAAAGGCCGCAACTTCACGGTGAACATTCGCATGAGCCGCGAAGAGATCGAAGCGGCGCGCAAGCTGGGCGACGGGAACATCAGCATGGGTTTTCGCCATGCGATCCGCTACGCCTGCTGGAAGGACATGCGACCGGTCAAGCTGAGCACACTGCTGAGATCCGCGTCGGTAATGGCCGCTGCGCTTGAGGATGGCAACCATGAGTGACCACTACCGTCATGGCGAGATTGAGTGCATCGACGCGATCCAGGCAGCGCTGACGCCTGACGAGTTCAGGGGATTTTGCAAGGGCAACGTGCTGAAGTACGTCTGGCGCGAACAGCACAAGGATCCCGAATCCTTAAAGAAAGCCCGGTGGTATCTCAACCGCCTTATCGGCACCATGGGGCCATGAAACTGCCCCAACTCAACTGGCTCGAGTGCTGGGCGTTGCGGCTTCTGCACCGCAGCCCGCGGATGGCATTGGTCATCGCCAAACCGATCAACAGCACCCTCATCTCATGGTCGGCGCTCGAGGATGACGAGCTGGCCATGGTGATCGCTGAGGATCTGCTGCTCATGCCAGACGACGACGAGCCGCTGTCGATGCAGCTCGAGCGCATCTATCACCAGCCGTCTTACGGCGAACGCGAATGATCAGCTTGTACGCCGGCCGTCTGCTGCTGGTGTGCACCTGCAGCTCCCGCAACTGGCAGGCTTATGTCGTGCTGGGTCCAAAGCCTGAGCTGCAGATCAAGACTGATACAGGCACCGTCCACTTGCCCACCGCGCTCGAGCGGGCGCAGTCGGTCTACCGGATGGCGGTGACGCAGTTGCGGCCAGCTGATGCGCCGCGCATGTGCTGGGACTGCCTGCAATGGGACATGCGCATTCAGGGGTGCGACCTGAACCTGCCGGAGGCGAAGCGCAGCGGCGGCCGCTATGCGCCGCGCTGTGAGCTGTTCAAGCCATGCCGCGCGAATGGGTAATTGCCACGCGTGAGCCGTGGTGCCCACTGATTAAGGAATGCTTAGCCGCGATCGATCGGCACAACCGTCTGTTCTTCCAGACAGGAGACCGCTGGCATCTTCTGCAAGCTGAACAGCTGCGGCAGTATGTGATCGAGCTGAAGGACTGGATCAGCAGTCATGAGCGAGCCGCAGGTGCTGAGCCGTACTGACCGCAACGGCGGCTGGATCGAGACGTTAGAGCCCGAATGCGGCGGTGAGCTGTACTACCGCAGCTGTGCCCACGGCATGTGCCGCTATTCAAGCGACCTATGGCAGGCTGAGCTGTACCTGGACCACCTGCTGGCACGATGACGCTGGTCTACTTAGCCGCCATGTACTGGCTGATCTGTGCCCTGGTCATCCTGCTGCTGAGCAAAATCCTGCCCTAGCCACTGCGCGATCGCCCACTCGCTGAACGCTGACCAGAACGGCTGCGCGCGGTACCAGTCAATCCATGGCTTGTGCCCCTTGCGGCTGTTGCAGCCAAGGCAACAGGCGACCATGTTCGAGCGCACAGTCAGGCCGCCATGGACCTTCGGGATGACGTGATCGAGCGTGGGGCTGCGGCCCAGCTCATCGCCGCAGTAGGCGCAGCGATAGTTCCAGGCGAGTAAGACCTGATCGCGCGCTGAGCGTCGAGTGACGAGCCTGGTGCCATCAATGTGCGCTTTGTCCACTGAGATCCGGCGGCAGGGGCATGGCCTGAACCTCGAGGCTCAGGATGTCGTCGTCGTCGTGGAAGTGGTCAGCGATTCGGCTGTAGATGTTGGCAGGCAGGTCTTCGGGGTCAGCGCCGGAACGGATCACCACCGTGGCGGCAACCTCGACAATGAACGCCTGCATCGGTTGGCCGCTGCTGCCCCAACGGTAACGGGCGCGACCGTATCAACCTCCTATGATCCGCCAGCTACACCACCCACCCATGACCTACATCCTCGACCTCGGCCCGTGGCACGTCGGGCCGTTCCCGACCCACATCGCCGCGCAACACTGGGCTGAGCGCCACGGCGTCGATGACTACCGGATGATTCCGCTCGACGATCCAGCCGAAGCGCCGATCAGGATCGCAAGGCTCAATAATCCCAGCGCACCCTAGGCCGGCCTTTGCGGATGCCGAGATGAATGAAGCCTTTAGGCGCGCCATACCCGACGCTGTAAGGCCATTCGCGATCGACCCATGCCTGCACCTTGTTGATGTCAGCGCCATGGATGAAGAAGTCCACCGCGCCGACACTGGGCGCGTCATAGAGGTGCTCTGATCCACTGGCGCCACCAACCTGCCGGTTGATTGCTGGCGGCCTGTAACCCGAAGTGATGACGATCGGCTTGCCACCGAACGCTATCCGCACCCGCTCAAGGAATGCCGCCAGTTCGGCGGCGGTGTCGAGCTGATGCTGATGGTCGAAGCGGCGCGCCTCCTGGTCAAGCGCAAACTCACCCAGTCGGATGTGCGGCGTGATCCGCAGATCAAACGAGCTGGCGGGCGTCAGCTTGGCAGGCTGCCGCTCAACCTCGACCACTTTCAGATGTCCCTTTGCCCATAGCTTGCCCTCGGCCTCGCGGCGGCGCTTCAGGCCAGCTTCGACGTTGGTGCCAGGGTTGCGGTAGAGCAGCATCGCGGCCGGCACTGCATCCCAGTCTTTCTCACGCAGCTCGCGACTGATCGTCTCAAATCCGGCCGAGCCGTAGAAGCCACTGCCCAGGTTGTATGCGAAGCTCACCAGCGCGCATTGCTGGTGATCGGCCATTTCACGCCAGTGGGGAACCGTCTTGCGCAGCTTGGCAGCGATTCGATCGACCTCCTGCCGCAGCAGCATGTCGGCCTCGACACGGTTCAGCTTGTCGCCTTTCTTGACCTTGCGGCCGTCGCCGTAGCGTGTCGTGCCCCAGCCGATCGTCCACGGCTCGCCGCCGCTGGCCGGGTCAGGGTACGCGTCGAGGTGACAGCCCTCGAACTGCTGGATCAGCTTCAGGGCATCGGTCAGATCGACCTGCTTGCCGTCCTGGCTCCAGGTGGCGAACCACGTCCGATCACGACGCATCGCGACCGCGTAGCCGTTCACGGCCAGGTCCTGCTCGAGCTGCTGGATCGCTGCAGCTTGATGCGGTTGGTTCTTGTAGTAACGGAACAGCGACTCGAGGGTGATCGGCGCAGTGTTGGCCACGATCAGCGGCGCTTAGGAAACATCAGTCGCGCAGCCTGCAGCAGCAGCTGAATCCAGCTGTTTGACTTCAGCGGGCTGATGGCAATAATCTCGCTGCCAGCAGCGATGACGATCGCGATGATCGCGGCGGTTTGCGCGTCCATGACTAACCGTGTGGGCGTGCCTCTAGCGTAGCCACCCGCTGCTCGACGCCATTCAAGCGGGCAAAGGTCTCTTTGCGATCGGCGCGGATGTCCGTGTGCATTACCTCGAGTTGCGTGGCGATGTGCTCCACTGCAGCGGTGAGCCTGATCACTGCCTCACGAGCCTCGTCGCTGCGGCGGCTGAAGCCCATCGCGCCCATCGCGGCCACGCTGATGGATGCCCCAGCAACAGCAGCGATCAGCTCGATCATGCTGTCATGCTAGCAATCCACAGCGTCGGCGTACTCGGGCTGGGTCTTGAGCCAGGCGTAGGCGATGGCAAGCGGATTGGCGCCGGGCTGCAGCTCTGCCGTGGGCGCAAACAGCGTGCGGTCATAGACCGGGCTGGCATTGGCGTGGCGTGCATCAGCGGTGGCGTAATGCGAGATTTGTATCAAGCATTGCTCCTTGTCGCAACGCAGCAGGGTGATGCGGGCGTAGGTGTCAGCCAAGGGGATGCCGATGTTGGTTTCGGTCAGGGAAGTGGTGAAGGCCATTAGTAGGTCATCTCCGTGGTGTTGATTTTGCAGACCCAGCGGATCGTGGTGGATGCAGCGCCAGTGACGGTGACGGCAATGCCGCCGTTGGTCGTGTCTGCGGTGACGGCGACCACCCATGTTGCAGCGCCAGCATCGTTGTGAGTCATGGTGACGGTTGCTGTTCCCACCATCGCGGTGCTGGCAGCATTGGCGCCGCGCTTAATGGCACCGTCGATAGTCCAGCGGGCTGTGTCACCCGCGCCAGTCACGCCAGCGATCACCTCACCCGAGAAGCTGTAAGCGCTGTTGTTGGGCAGGATGACTTGGTTAGTGCTGCTGGCGGCGTTGTTATCACTGGCGAGGACTGTGGCGGTGGCGTCTGTGGTCTGGCGGGCTAGGAGAAGCAGGGTGGATTGAGTGCAACCTTGAGTAGTAGCGATAGGAGCACTACATGCAGGGAAAACGTGATTGCCATTAATGCTGCGTGTAGTGCCACGGTATCCTCCACTTACAAAAGATCCAGTGCTATTTGCAATGTTGTTATCGCCACCTGCGATGGTGGAACGGTTGCCGGATGCGTTGTTGTTGAAACCACCCAGAATGGCGGAGTAAGTCTGGTTTGCGGTATGGCCCTGACCGCCGCCGATGAAGCTGTAAGAGCTGGATGCGCTGTTGCCGTTGCCTCCACATATTGCAGACTGCTGTGCAGTGGCATTGTTTCCGAATCCACCACCTACAAAACTTTCCTGTCCAGTTGCATCATTGTCGTTTCCACCACCAATAGTTGCACTAGATCCAGACGCAAGATTATTTTTTCCGCCCCCAATAGTTGAGTCAACGCCACTTGCTACCCCTGTCGCAAGTAATCTTGTTTTCTGCCAATCCGTCGCGCCAGTGCCACGCTTATTCCCACCCGCAATCGTCCCGTCCGGCACCTGCGCGAGCGTTGCACCAGTGCCCTTTGCGACTAGGGCGATGTCGGCGTTGGTGGCACTGATTGCGCCGCCGTTGATTTCGGTGACGGGCGTCGTGCTGTTGACGCCATCGTTGTCCAATCGCGCCAGCAGTCGCAGCGCCGCAGATGCCCAGCCGACTGGGTTCAGGTTCATGTCAGGTCACCGCCGAACGCTGCGACACGCACCGTGCCAGTGGTCGGGGCAACCGTGATCGTGGCGCCAAGCTTCCAAGTGGCGCTAGGCAGCACCAGATCGGTGTAGGCCGTCACCAGGCGGTATCCCTTAACCGTGGTGCTACCGGTGGTGGCGGTGATTGTG